CGGCACATAAACATAGTGTACGAAGTGTTGACGTTTGAGGGTGAGGGGGTCATCCTCCTCGTAGTTTCTACGGATCGCCAACACTTCGTCACTGCCACGCTCTATGGTGACAACATACGGGCGAGCAATACCGTCTTCGTCATCCAATCCCTCAACCACAAGGTCAGCGTGGATTTCATACAGAGTATAACGGTCATCGTCATTTAACGAATAACCGCCTTCTTCTGCTTTTTTCTCTTCAATATCAGAATGATACGGTTCCGGTTCCTCAAGGTCTATAGCCCTGTAGAACCCTGACACTTGCAGTTTTGTAACCTCGTTTTGTGTCTTACGCATTATGTGCGTGACACGTTCTGCATGTTCAATAGTAGACGCACCGTACGGTACAATGACATCTTCTGCCGAAATATATAGGGCTACCTGCCGACCTAAATTTGGGTCGTAGTAGACTTTCTTAAACGATGATCCTGCTAGACCAAGGCTGTATAACATACGTTCGTGTTCAGGCCGATACTCTACCATGTTCTCGGTAAGTTCGTAATTCATGTCAGCCCTGACACGAGCCGCCGCTTCTTCTTTTTCCTTAGTCTCACTACCAAGAATTTTAGTTTTTACTGGCCCTGCAGCGGGGAACGTTTCCGACATAGTTTCAGCTTGAAACCGAATAGCTGCTTCCGCTAGGACTGTAGAGTTAACGCCACAGGCACCTTCCCACGGTTGAGAACGCTCCTCGTATTTAAACCCAATAATGTCCAGACCTTTGACGTATGTTTCAGTCCAATCCTTGCGACTAGAAATGTCAGACTCTACGGACTCCATAAGGTCTTTAGACAACTTTCTTATATCGTCTTCGTCCATAAACTCGGCTAGGTTAGAACCAAAGTCAGCACTACTGAGATCATTTCCGGGTATTAGAGTAATCTCCATACTACCGTCAGCCAGCGTAATTTCTTCTGGATCAATAACTTCAATTTCCAGATCAGGAATGTCCATTTCTTCCACGCCGTCTAAACCACTGTCTAAACCTAGTGGAGCAGCGTATAGCCCTTTTTCAATAGCCATGTATCACCTCTAATAAAACCCGCCTCGGCGTTGTTTCCAGTATCGCACATCTTCAGGTTCGTCAGAAGGTAGACGTATAAACCCTCCCTGCCTGAAGCGCATAAGGGCCATAACCATAGAATCCACAAGGTCATCATTGCTCATAAACGGAAATCCTGCAACCTCTTCCACAACTTCTTCTGCCCACCGTGTCTGCGGCACCCAACATAGACCTGACGATATTATGTCAGCCACAGCATTTAGGCGCGCTGTCTTATCCCCCGACCCTCTGTGTGGCGTATACTCTGACACTGGCAAACCCATACGCCGCATTTCTTGATACAACGCGGTGCCTGAACTTTTCTTTTCCACAATGAACGAGTCGGGTTCCCAATCATTGTATTCTTCCATAGCAAGCGTTTTAAGTTCTGGAAACTCCATACGCTGTTTTATGCTATTTAACAATATAATATTGTACGCGGTGGTCTCTTCGTTCATAAACACGCCCCACGTTGTAAGGGCTGTATAGTCTGCACGGTTATGTTTTTCGGCTGCGGCATCTAACGACATGATAACATATTCACAGCTGGGTGGTTCTTCCAAGGTCCACTCGTTCCACCATTCACGCTTAACAATCGCTGCTTCTTCCGCAGTAGGTTGTTGCTGATACTGCGAGTTCCATTGGAACGTAGGCATAGAAGCCTTGGTACGTAGTAGAGCTTCAAGGTCAAAAAACTCAGGCCACAGCGGTTTTTCGGTGATTTTCTTAGATTTTTTGTTTTTGACTTCAATTATGGCAGGAAATTCAATCACGTCATACTGATCGGAGCGGTCATTCTGTGCCATGTCCCGTGTAACACGCCCTGTCAGGTCATCTAAATGCCAACGTGTCTGGATAATAGCTACCCGACCTCCGGGCATTAGTCGTGTTCGCGCTCCAAACGTGAACCATTCGTATGCTTTATCGAAGACTTCAAAGTTTCCGTTGATGACATCCTGCTCAGAATGGGGATCATCAACAAGCAAGAGATCAGCACCCCGACCAGCAAGAGCAGAACCAATACCGCAAGCATAATACTCACCTCCAACATTTGTGTTCCACCGTCCTGCCGATTTACTGTCCTGCGCTAGTTTTACTGTAGGGAATATAGACCTGTAATCATCTAAGGCTATTAAGTTACGTACTTTACGACCAAAATCTACCGCAAGATCAGTCGTGTGAGACACCATCATAACTTTTTTATCTGGGTTGCGGCCTAAGAACCAAGCAGGGTAGAATATAGAAACAAGTTGCGATTTGCCGTGACGTGGAGGGATGTTTACGCAGATACGATCCTTTTCGCCACGTTCAATAGCCATAAGCATGTCCGCTAGGATGCGATGGTGCTTACCCACAATGTAATCAGGTTGCATCAGCTTACAAAACTCAATTAAATCGTCGTACGCGCTGGCATTTGCAGTTCTAGTGTTAAGCTCATCGACCATACGGTCAATTTCTAAGGCTTCTTCGGGACTAAACGCGTCTAAATTAGCCAGCATCAACTCAATGTCTTCTGCTGTAAAGTCTAAACCCTCAGTCATCGTCAAAATCGCCAAGTTCAACGTCAATATCTATATCTGCCGCGCTAAGTACAACTGCATCTTCTACTTCAAGTTCGGGATTTACCAGTTTTGTCAACTTATCACGTAGTCTTTCCTTAATATCGTCCGTGGTCTGGTGCGTTATGGTTACTTCAGACTTCTCTGCGAACAGTCCTACGTCTGAAATCTTACCCATAAGCTCCAAAGCGCGCATACGAACACGCGGATCAGGATTTTCTGACTCAATAATTAACTTATTCGTGACTAAGTTGCGTAGTTGCTTAGAAGATTCAACCACAGAGTGATTAAACTCAGTAAGTATGTCGTTTGTTAACCGTATGGACGGTGGTGTTAGGGCTGCGGCTCTTGGGTTGGTAACTTGTTGGGACGTTTTAATCGGGTTTTGTGCATATGACGTGGCAAGTGCAGTCGCAACGTCCTTATCATCCTCATCAGGAGTAACATCTAACCCGTTATCTTCTAGTTTTGTAACTGTTTCAGCTAGGGCAGCGGTGCGCTCAGACAAATCTAACTTGCCAAGATCGTTCTCTAAGGACACGCCTAGTTCTGGAGTGACGTTCAAAGTCATAATGTACCGCAGGTTGTTAACCGATAACGTAATAATAGGTCACAAAAAATTTTTTGGCAAGGGGTTTGAAAAAGGGGTGGGGGGTTCTGAGAATTAGCATGGGCGAGTTTACCCCGAACGAAAAATAGAGGGAATATTTGAGTGTATTAGTATCTATATCTGTATCTGGAATCCTAAGCTGTGCGCGGCGGGGGTGGGGCGGGGGTATGGTCGGCGGATACCAGTTTTGGGGCAATGCGTCTGGCAATGTCATGTCATGTTAGGGACGTCCCTAACTATCTATTCGTTGGTTATAATGTCATAGGATGTTACCAGACACACAACAATGCCACACAAGCGAGATATAACATGCCATACATAATTATCGGAAACGCAATAATGATAGTCCGATATCATTCTCGGAAGGAATGAACATGTCTACATCTAACCACGGCCTCGGCGATATCGCCACAGGCATCCTGACCGACGCGGCCACAACAGTTGGCAAGGCGCGCGAAACCTACGGCAAAGAGATCAAGCTTGCTTGGTCGACCTTGGCATCTGCTAAGGTACTCGATGCCGATGGGCAAGAGACTGACCATTTCGTTCTGTCTTGGACGCAATTTGTTAGTCCTAAAAAGACAAGCAAGAACGACAATTTCTTGTTGTCTAGTGTCTCGCAAGAGACCTACGAACAGGTCAAAGGCATCTTTGTTTCCGGTCTCAGTGACTGGGAAAAGGCGACTATGACCAAGAGCGCAATTGCACGTAAGGCAGGCTCGCTCATGGCCGATGCAAAAGATGCATGCCTTAGAGTTCAAGATGCAGAACTCTTCAAGGCAACGGGGGGTGTCTTATCCCTTATTGTCAAAAATGAGGATGGGTCGTTTAGCAAACGCATCCAGACTGAGGCAAAAGCCGAGGCCGACACTAAAGAGGCCGAGACTGGCCCAGTGACACCGACTGCGACTGACCCAGTGACATACACTGCCACTGTCGCAAGCCAGTTCCAAGGCTTGATC